GAAACTCTTTAAGGGAGTAACAACAGAGCCTACAACTACAGTTAACTTTGGTCAAGGATCACTTGATAACCTTGAACTGAACAACTTAGTAGCAGCAGGAGTTGTCTTTACAGATGGAACACAGACAAAAGAAGGTGTTGCATCACGTACACCAATTATTGCAAAGACAGATTCTTACACACTTTCAGCATTAACTGAAAGAGACTCCTTAATTGAAGTTGCAAAATCAACAGCAACAACAATTACAATCCCAACAGATGCAACTCTAAACTTCCCAATTGGAACATCAATTGATATCCTTCAGACATCAACTGGACAAGTTACAATTGCAGGAGCAGGCGGAGTAACTGTTAATGCAACACCTGGCTTGAAACTTCGTACAACTTGGTCATCTGCAACACTCTTTAAGAGAGCAGCAAATACTTGGGTTGTATTTGGCGATTTGACAGCGTAATATAAAACTTAATAAGAAAATAGGAGAAATAAATGGCATCAGGTAAGAGAATAGGCAAGAAGTCTCAAGCGTCTAACGACTTCTTGGAGCCGCTAGTACCAACAAGCGTTACGGCAACAAACGTTGGAACTTCACGACCTTACCTCTTGACTGCTAACACAACATCTGCTGCATCTGCTGCAGGAACTGGCGCAGCCGCAAATTTATCATGGACTTTGCCAGCACTTTCTCCCGCAGCAACATCTTATACTATTGTGTCAAATCCAGCAACTTATACAGTTACAACTGGAACATCTGCAACAAGTTACACATTTCAGGGCCTTGCTTCTAATACAGCATATACATTTACAGTAAGTGCATCAAATGCTGCAGGAACTTCTGCTGCTTCTACTGCTTCAACATCAATTACTGTAACAACAGTTCCAGCCCAACCTGCAGCGCCAACTGTAACTCTACAGGTGAATCAGGATACGATTACTTGGTCTGCTCCAGCAAATGGTGGATCTGCAATTACTGGTTATACCTGGGCATCGTCAGATGCAAAGGGTGCAACAGTGGGTTCAGCAACTACAACTGTTCCAGTTGCTCAAGAAGGGGGTACCTCTCAAACATATACAGTTTATGCAACCAACGCTAATGGTAACTCATTAACATCACCAGCATCTGTTAATGTTACTACTACTCCACCATTCTTCCCTCCATTTTTCCCTCCATTTTTCCCACCATTCTTCCCACCGTTCTTCCCGTTCTTCCCACCATTCTTCCCACCGTTCTTCCCATTCTTCCCGTTCTTCCCGTTCTTCCCACCATCATTCCCATTCTTCCCACCGTTCTTCCCGTTCTTCCCACCATTCTTCCCACCGTTCTTCCCATTCTTCCCAATGTTTAAGAATATGTTTGGATAGAATTAAGTTAAAAATAATTAGCACTTTATGTACCTATAAGGCTTATGTATTTGTTGTGGTATAATTTTATTAGGAAAACTATATAAAGATAGGATAAAAATGTCTGGCTATGATGAAAACTTAAACCCTTGGTTTACTAAAGATAGATCTGAAACAACATCAAATAGGGTTGATAGGGTAATTGATAAAAATATTACGGTAAAAAATCCAGGGCTTGGACTAAACATTTATCAAAACACTTTTTCAACGGAAGATTCTAAAAGGTATATTGATATTCTTGAGTCCAATCTATCAAATGGTATCAAGTATAAATGGTCAGAAGCAAAGGTAACAAACTCTGATGTTCCAATTAAAAAAGCAAGGGACTGCGTAGATTTTAAATATAAACAAGAAAATCTTGGTCCAAGAGATGACAGTAACTCAGAGTTGTTAGATTTACACGAAGAGATATATCAAAAACTTAAGTATTGCATAGATGATTATACGAAGACTACGAAGGCGGAGAGATTAAGTTTCCACGATTAGACAATTATGTTCATAAGCCAAGAGTTGGAGATATAGCAATTTTTCCATCAAACTATATATATGAGCATGCATCCTTGCCAATGAAATCAGGAACAAAATACTGTGTTGTCATTATGACAGACATCAACGAACTGGCTCACTAATGTCTGAAGAAAAGTCTAAATTAGCAATATTTAGATCTTTTAGGCCTTGGCTAAATAGTCAAAGTAAGTCTTTACCAGAGCCAACTCAAAGCGTTATTCCTCAATGGTACAAGAATGCAGACAGATTTGCCAAGATGCCAAATGGGGAATACTATAAAGCGCCAAAAGAAGTTTGTCCTTTTCCAAAAAAAGGCACTACTGACGACTATGGAAAGATTCCAACATGGAAAGCGTGTCCTGCAATTATGGATGCATTTTCAACTGGTTATGTTTTTAAAACTCCGTGTGATTTAGTTTTTACTAAAAATGCTCAGGGTATTCTTAGTGTTAAAATTGAAGACCCAAAACATCAAGACTTTTGCACTCAAAGACCACCAATGCCACAGTTTGAACATCCTCTTGGCTACTATAGGCATCACTTTTCTTGGTCTGCTGATTGGGGTCTAGAACTTCCAGAAGGCTACAGCGCTTTGTTTATGACACCAATGAATAGGTTTGATCTTCCATTTCTAAACACAACTGGTGTTGTCGACTCTGACAATGTTCATTTACTTGGAAGTTTTCCATTTTTTATAGTAGATGGATGGGAAGGAACAATTCCAGCAGGAACTCCATATATGCAAGTACTTCCATTTAAAAGAGAAAACTGGGAGCACAAAATAGATTTATTAGATCAGTCTGAAATTTATGATAGAATGGTTAAAAACATGCAGTTTTACCGTCAGCCAGACGGCGGGGTATATAAAAATAAAGTTTGGTCAAGAAGAGAATATAAATAGGAGAAACAAATGCAAACATGGACAGAAAAAATTAACCTGGGCAACGGAATAATTTGCTACAAGGGGGTTATTAAAAAAGAGTTTGATGTAATTAATAGACTTGAAAATACTCTTGGATCAGTTGCTGGGTATGGAGAATTATCAACAGAAGGAAAAATGTATCACTGGATGCCAGCATATGTTGGATACCAAAAACTTATGCCAGAGTATAGAGATTGCGTAGATTTTAAATTTAAGAAAACAGATATTGAGCAAGACAAGAGTGAAGATTCTTTAAAATTACAGTCACTATGGCAAGACATTTATGATGCCCAAGCAGCAGCAGTTGAGGATTATAGAAGAGACTACAATATTATGCCGTTAAAGTATTGGGAAGCATTCAACTTTATTAAGTACGGTCCAGGGCAACACTTTAAAGAGCACCACGATCATGGATATTCATATAACTGCACAGTATCTCTTGTTGCATATGTTAACGATGACTATGAGGGCGGAGAGTTGTATTTTAGACTACAAAACCTAAATATTAAGGCAGAGGCTGGAGATCTTTATATATTCCCGTCAAACTTTATGTATCCTCATCAAGCAATGCCAGTTCACTCTGGAACAAAATACTCAATTGTTACAATGTTGGACTATAGTAAAAAATATCATACGCCAGATATGTATGATCCAAAATGGGATAATGAGTAATGTACAATATTTCAGTTGAAAAGACACCAGGATGTCTTTTTGAGATATCACCAATGTCTATAAAAAGAGATTGGATGGATCAAACCTCTGAAAAACATGCTTATAGATGTTTTCCAGTAACACAGGCAAATGTTATCGGTTACAGTCTATCTTGTAATGAAGATATTAACTTTTTTTGGGACGGTATCAATGATCAAACTGCAGACCACATTGAAATAATTAAAGCACCAGAAGGATCTTATGGAGGAAGAGGTCAGTCATCTATAAGTCTTAATACTGGGTTAATATTTAGAACAGAACAAGACGTAAGTATCTTTACTATTAATCCAGTAAATTATTTTAGCAATGATTTTGAAACAATGTCTAATTTAGTTAGTACCTCATTTTATGATAATCCACTACCGTTAGCAATAAAAGCAAAATCACCTAACAAGAACATTGTTATTAAGGCAGGAACTCCAATAGCAACAATAATTCCTATATCTCTTTCAAGTTTAAACAATACGTCAATAGAAATTTTTGACTATAAAGATGAAAACAGAGAAAGACTAAACGCAAATATTTCATATGGCGAAGCAGCACAGGTAATTAATTCTTCTGGTCAGTGGACAGACTGGTATAGAGATGCCGTAAATGAAAATGGAGAATCTGTTGGAACTCACGAAGTTAAGGCTTTGAGACTGTCAGTAGTTGATAATACACAAAATAAACAGAATGGTATAATGTAATTATGAATAACACAGATAATGTTGTATATAGAAAGCCATCGATGACCCCTTCTGGCTGGTTTGGCGATAGTAAGGATATGATCGTAGAGTTAGAGAACTTTATGACAGAAGAAGAAATAGTCTTTTTAGAAAAGGCTGCTAAATCAATAACAATCTGGGATGTAACAGAAAGCCACGTAAACGAAAACGGAACAGTTGTTTATGATTCAGAATATTGGAAAGACAGGGTTGCAACAAGTCCCACATTGGATAAAAATGATCCAGCGATAGCACCAGTAATTGCAGGATTGTTTCAAAGACTAAAGCCAATCGTAGAAGAATTTTATAAGGTAAGGGTAACTCCTACTGGAACAACAATAGTGAAGTGGCTGCCAGGACAATTTCAAAGACCACACGCAGACAAAGAGTTACACGAGGGTCCAGATGCGGGATTACCTAATGACTTTCCAAACTATGATCTTTCCAGTTTATTTTATCTAAATGACGATTATGAAGGTGGAGAACTTTATTTCCCATTACAAGGTGTTCAGTTCAAGCCTAAAAAGGGTGCAGCATATTTTTTCCCAGGGGATAAAAACTACATCCACGGAGTAACAGAAATTAAAAGTGGACTAAGATTTACATGTCCATTTTTCTGGGAGATAACAGAGCACACAGGAGATAGAAAGCCATGAACCTAAATAACAAAAAAAGAATAACAAAAGATATTATAGTATATGAAAACTTTTTAGACTCAGAAACTTCTGCTAAAATTGTAAAGGCTTTAGATAAGCATGCAGAGAGTGGAAGCATATCTTGGATGCCAATATCTTTTTATGAGTCTTATTCTTCTGTTTTGCCATTAGATAATGATGAAGAAGTTATCTCTCTTGGGTTAAGCCCAACTATATTTTCAGACATTGAAAAAGCAATGCCAGCAGCAATCGCTTCAGTTCACGACCTTGACCCAAAAACAATTTGTAAGATTGGCTATCACACACAAAAGTGGGAGCCAGGAGCATATGCAAGAGTACACTCAGACAACACAGATGCTGAAGGCAACTCTGGAGCATTTACAAGAAGTAGGTATGCTGGATTTTTGTATCTAAATGATAACTTTGAAGGTGGGCTGCTAAGGTTCCCAGATCAAAACATAGAAATTAAGCCAGAGGTAGGAATGCTTGCCGTATTTGACGGGGGATTTAATAATATGCACGAAGTGTCATTGATTGAAAGCGGAGTAAGATATACAATAGGGTCCTTCTGGGATGACAGAGAAGAAGATGCATATCCGCAAGAACTTAGAGATGCTTGGGCAGCAGAAATGAAAGAGACTAGAGCAAAGCAAGAGATTGAAAGAGCAGAATGGCAAGACTTATTAAAAGAAGGATATAAGTTAGACAAAGATGGCAATAAGTATAAAATAGAGGATTCTCAAAATGATTGATTCTTTTAAAAAACAATTAACAGATAATGGTTATTCTTTTAAAGAGATTACTCCAGAATTAATCTCTGTTGAAAACTTTTTATCAAAAGA